GGTATCAGAATGCGTCATAAGGGGGGGACACAGGGGGGGTTCAGAGGCAAGGTGATGACATCAGTGAGTAGACCATTAACTACTAAACAGACAGCACTTGTGGATGCGCTCGTAGCAAATGGGTGCAGTATCAAGGAAGCCGCTGGGATGGCTGGATATGCCAAGGGTGAGGCTGGAAGAGTGACAGCCAGCAAGGCTTTGCGGCTTCCGCATGTGCAAGCCTATATGATGCAGAGGATTGGTGAGACTATGGGCGTGTCTGCTACGGTGGCCGCTAGTAAGCTTGTTCAGTTAGCGACAGGGGCGAAGTCAGAGTATGTACAGTTGGAAGCTAGCAAGGACATCTTGGACAGGGCTGGCTTCAAAGCCCCTGAGCGGCACATGCACTTGCACGCTGGGGATATCTCTGTCAACATAGACCTATCATAAGGCCTTGCCCGAATGGGCAAGACATTGTTAGTCAATCCGCTATGGGCTTGCCCAATCGGATTGACATGGGTGCTGGCAATCTTCTGCCAGCGACCATATCATCCAGTCTAGTGGGGGGTCAAAAACTTGCACTGTCCCCCCTCGACCCCGCCCTTCAATCACATTATTGCCACAAAGGTTCTGTAGCATATATGCAATGAACGCATACATTGAAGCATACAACACAATGGGTAATACAGGTAACGGCGCAATAGATTTTGTGTTCAAGATCTGTATTATCTTTTTGGTTGATGTAGCTGATGCGCTTGGCATCTCATATGAGTTGCTTAATTTAATCTTGTTTGTGTTTTTGCAACCCATGTTAATTCTGGTGTTTTTCTGCTTATGGATACATGCGAGATTTGTGCGTTGATGTTTTTGTAAGCATTAGCGCATATTGCAACATTGCAAAAATTTTTTAGGCCACAGGGTTCATGTCACAAAAAAATTATTATTCATTGGGCGATCTTGAAGAGGCCAGCAGTGGTGCTGGATTAATACCAGAGCATTATAATTTTTATGCAAGAGGTATATTTAATTCTTTGTTGCCTTCGTTTATGGGTGGTGGAAAATTTAAAATTACAGAAGATGATGTTAATGGCGAAACTTTAGAAGCTTTAAGAATTGTTGCGGAGAAGCTGCACCCAAACTTAAAAGATGGCGAATCTGTTTTAGTAAGATATGAAGATGTTGCAAAGGTGTTCAACTCTCAAATGGGTGTTGGCGGCACAGAGCAAGAAAGATTATCCAACCTTGAGGGCAGAAGTTATAGCGATGTTTCTGCTCAATTACGATTAGCTTTGGGCAACTTCACTTTAATAAAACAAGATGGGCAGTATATTATTAATGATATCTATGACTTTGCTCGTTCTGGCGAAGTAGACACTTTTGGGCAAGCGGCTTTTAAACAAGCGCAAACTTATAGCCCATACTTTTATGCTAGATACTTTGGCGAAAAATTAATGTCTGAAGATAAGAAAGACAACATTAGAGTTAGAATTGCCATCCCTAATGAGCCTAAGATTGCTCCAAATGCTTTTGAACCTGAGTTTGATGTTGCCTCTGGAACATTTAATCTTGAAGGCCCTATGACACCTAGACGCAAATCTTTGTGGGACACTATATCAGCAACTTTGTTTCAAACCGCAGAAGCTGAAGAAGCACCACAAGAAGCACCAACAGAAGTTCAATCTGGCGTTCCATTGCCACCACAGAAGCCACAAGAAGATAAACTATCAATGTCAGTGCCAGTGCCACCACAGCGGCGTACTTTGGAAGAAGTTGTGGAAGAGCGCACAGCTATGAATGAAACTGAGTTTATGAATTCTCAGATGGCGTAGGAGATTATTATGTGTCTTAATATGATGAACAGAAGTCAACCGCAACCTTCAACAACAACTTCTGTTGCAACACCAGCAAAGAAAAAGAAGCCTACATTGTTAAACCAAAAGGACGGTGGAAAAGGTTTCTCATCTCCTACTTCTGGCGTTGATGTTGGTAATGCTGGTCAAGGTGGGTTTGATTCTTTTGGGAATGCACCTAAATGAGTAAAACACCAGCATGGCAACGCAAAGAAGGACAAGACCCAAAGGGTGGGCTAAATCCCAAAGGTCGCGCCTCTTATCGCACAAAGTCTGGCAAGAAAGGGAATCTAAAAGCACCTGTAAAGGGGGCGGCAGATACACCAGAGAAGTTGAGAAGAAAGGGAAGCTTTCTTGTAAGGATGGGTTCAGCTAAAGGCCCACTTAAAGATGAGAAGGGTAGACCAACCAGATTAAAATTGTCGCTTGTGGCTTGGGGTCATAATGGCGATAAAGCAAGTGCAGTTGCTAAAGGCAGAAGGCTTTTAGCTAGATATCAGAAACAAAAGGAAGCAAAGAAAGGAAAGTAATCATGCCGATGGGTAAAGGTACTTATGGTTCAAAGGTAGGTCGTCCAGCAAAGAAGTCAATGCTTACTGGGCAACAAAAAACTTTGCCGAAAGAGTTGCAGAAAAAAATTGTTAAAGCAAAGATGAAAAAGTAATGCCTGTAAACGAAGCTGGTAATTATACAAAACCTAAAATGCGCAAAGCTTTGTTTGAAAGAATTAAAGCTGGGGATAAGGGTGGTAAGTCTGGTCAGTGGTCTGCTCGCAAGGCGCAGATGCTAGCAAAGGCTTATAAAGCTAAAGGTGGCGGTTATACATCATGAAGCCATCACAGAAATCTTTACGCGCTTGGACAAAACAAAAATGGCGCACTAAGAGCGGCAAACCTTCAACGCAAGGTTCTGAAGCAACTGGTGAGCGTTATTTGCCAGAAGCTGCAATTAAAAATTTATCATCATCTGAATATGCGGCATCGACAGCCGCAAAAAGAAAGGCTATAAAACAGGGTAAACAATTTTCAAAGCAACCCGAATCCATAGCTAAAAAGACAAAGAAATATAGATGAGTTTCTTACACACACTTAATAAGCAAGAGCGAGACATGCTTCGCACAATAGTGAAGAAAGTCCACCTTGTTCACCATCCAGAACAATTTTGTACAGATCGTGAAGCTGATAAAGTTATTGCCGTTATTGGGCCAGAGGTCATTGAACGCATGATTAAATTTGGCAAGGATCACAGAGTTGACCAACTTTAAGTATAAACCAGATGGCGAAGTTCTTAAATCGTTTCTTAAAGATGATTCGTTCTTTCGGGGTCTTCGTGGCCCAGTTGGTTCGGGAAAGTCAGTAGGGTGTTGCATTGAAGTCTTTCGCCGCGCTTTGCAACAGGAAAAAAACTCTGAAGGTGTTCGTAAATCTCGATGGGCAATCATTAGAAATACAAACCCACAGTTAAGAACCACCACAATTAAAACATGGTTAGATTGGTTTCCAGAAGAAACATGGGGCAAGTTTCTATGGTCTGTTCCATATACGCATCACATTAAAAAAGCTGACGTTGACCTAGAGGTTATCTTTCTTGCGCTTGATAGGCCAGAGGATGTAAAAAAACTTTTGTCTCTTGAATTAACTGGCATATGGATCAATGAGGCAAGAGAAATACCAAAGTCAATTATTGATGCGTGTACTATGCGTGTCGGTCGTTTCCCTTCTATGAAAGATGGTGGTTGCACTTGGACAGGTGTGATTGCTGATACTAACGCACCAGAGGAGGATCATTGGTGGCCCATCATGTCAGGCGAAGTTCCAATTCCAGATCACATAACAAAAGAAGAAGCAAGAATGTTGGTAAAACCAGACAATTGGAAGTTCTACACTCAGGCGGCAGGGATGGTAGAAGAGAAGGACGAAGAGGGGAATATCATAGGATATTTGCGAAACGCGAACGCAGAAAACGCAAGCAATATGAGGGAAGACTACTACAAGAACATCGTAATGGGGAAGACGAAAAGTTGGATAGATGTATATGTGATGAACCGCCTTGGAAGTATCAAAGACGGTAAACCTGTGTACCCAATGTTTGCAAGCGATGTGCATGTAGCAAGAGAAGAAATACCTGTTGCCGCCAATGTTCCTATCTATGTTGGGCTTGATTTCGGTCTAACCCCTGCTGGCGTTATTGGACAAAAAGTTAGAGGGCGTTGGCTTATACTTCAAGAGCTGGTTGCTTTTGATATGGGTATTGTGAAGTTTAGCGAATTGCTTAGATTGGAATTAGCTACACGTTATCCAACAAATGAGGTAATTATATTTGGCGACCCTGCTGGTGACTTTCGTGCGCAGACAGATGAATCAACACCATTTCAAATATTAAGAGGTGCTGGATTAAATGCTCGCCCTGCACCATCAAATGATGTTACATTGCGCTTGGAATCTGTATCTGCACCTCTAGGAAGAATGGTTGATGGTCACTCTGGTTTGTTAATTGATCCAAGGTGCAAAACAATTATCAAAGGTTTTGAGGGTGGATACCAATACAGAAGAATGCAAGTATCTGGCGAAAGGTATGATGATAAGCCAGAAAAGAATCATTTTTCACACATACATGACGCATTACAATATCTAATGCTTGGCAGTGGAGAGGGCAGAGCAATATTAAGGAATCAGGCCATCACACCAAAACCTTTTCAAGCTGGCAGAAGCTTTGATGTCTTTACTCGCCAACCTAAAAAAAGACGACAAGGTTTGTGGTCTAAAATGTAATTTGTGCGTTGATATGCATAAATGCATTGTGTAGTTGTTTTACAAAGGAGATTTGTTATGTGTTTAGGTAGTGGCCCAAGAGCTCCCTCTGTTGATCCAAGTGTTGCAATTGAGCGTGAAAATCAAGAGCGTATGGAGCAACAAAAAAAAATGGAAGCAAAAGCAAAAGCCCTTGAGGAAACAGTTGCTAAAAAGAAAAAAGGTTCTGGCGGCATGTCTTTGCTTACAGGGTCTAAAGGTGGCATAGGCTATATTGACGAGACGCTTTAATGCATAAAACAGCGCAACAACTTCTTTCTATGTATGATCGCGCCAAATCTCAGCGAGCATTATTTGAGCCATTGTTTGATGAGTGTTATGAATACGCTCTTCCAATGAGGCAGAGTTTTTATTCTGAAACCCCTGGGCAACGCAGAGATGATCGTATCTTTGATGAAACTGCCGTTGTTGGCGTTCAAGAATTTGCATCAAGATTGCAGTCTGGATTAGTGCCAAACTTTGCTAGGTGGGCAGACTTAATTGCTGGATCTGAGATTCCAAAAGATCAAGCTGACGATGTTAATAATCAGTTAGATGAGGTCACAGAATATGTATTTGAGGTTTTGCAAAACTCTAACTTTGGGCAAGAGGTACATGAAAGCTTTATGGACTTGGCTGTTGGCACAGGTGTCTTGCTTGCGCAAGAAGGTGATGCAATACAGCCGATTCGTTTTAACGCGATACCGCTTCCGTCTGTCGTGCTGGACACTGGTGTCGATGACAAAATTGACCATGTTTATAGAGAAAGAAATCTCAAGGTTTCGGAGATTCTTATTGCGTATCCGAAGGCGACACTTTCCGAAAAACTAATGCGAATGATGCAAACCGCACCTGATTCCAAAGTTAGGTTGATTGAAGTGGTTTGTAAAAATTATGAAAAAATTAACGAAGAAAAACATGATTTCTTTGTTATTGATGCAGAGAATCAAGATATTATTTTCTTTGAGCAGTTTAAAGGTGTTGGCTCAAACCCATATATTTGTTTCCGTTGGTCTAAAGCATCTGGTGAAATTTATGGCAGAGGTCCACTTGTCAATGCACTTAGTGCAATCAAAACAACCAACCTTACTATTGAGTTGATTCTTGAAAATGCACAGATGTCTATATCTGGCGTTTATCAAATGGATGATGATGGCGTTATAAATACTGACACTATTAATCTAGTTCCAGGGACTATTATTCCAAAAGCGGTAGGATCTGCTGGTTTACAACCAATACGTTCTGCTGGCGACTTTAATGTTGCTAATCTTATCCTTGGTGATATGCGTAATAATATTAAACGTGCATTATACAATGATATGCTTGGCGACCCAAACAGAACACCAGCATCTGCTACTGAAGTTGCAGAAAGAATGGCTGATCTTTCAAGAAGAATTGGTTCTGCTTTTGGCAGATTGCAAGCTGAAATGGTGCAGCCAATCTTGCAAAGAGTAGTTTACATTCTTAAAAAACAAGGTAGAATCGAGATTCCAACAATCAATGGAAGAGAAGTAAAAGTTAAATCTGTGTCTCCTTTAGCGCAAGCACAAGCTAATCAAGACATTGCTTCTGTTTCAAGGTTTATTGGTTTGGTTGCAAATACATTTGGGCCAGCTACTTTGAATTTATTAATTAGTTCAGAAGAGGTTGCTGTTTATCTTGCTAAGAAGTTTGGCGTTCCAGATAACTTGGTTAGAGATTCTTTTGAAAGACAGCAGATGATCCAAATGGCACAACAGTTACAACAAGCACAACAAACAGGTGAAATGCCAGATGTCACGACACTTGGGTCTTGACGGTTTTGAAAGAGTAAAATCTGAAGAAGATAAAATCTCTCAAAACTTTACAACATTGTTCAGAACGCCAACAGGCGAAGCTATCCTTAAATATTTACGCTCAATAACAATTGAAGCCGTTAATGGGCCAGCCGTTTCTAATGATGCTTTGCGTCATCAGGAAGGGCAAAGGTATCTTGTTGGCTTAATTGAAAGACGTATTGTTCACGGAGAAAAGGTGAGATCAAATGGAAAGTGAAAACCAAGCAGTAGAAACGCAATCTGAAGAGGCGGTATCTGAGCGTCCAGAATGGTTGCCAGAAAAATTTAAGTCGCCAGAAGAATTGGCAAACTCTTATGCTTCTCTTGAGCAACGTATGGGGCAGGGTGAGGAAGCACTGCGTAATAAGTTAATTGAAGAATTTGAAGCGGCGGCTGTTGAAAACAGACCAGCTTCAGTTGGTGATTATCAATTGCCAGAATCAATTGATCCAGAGTTGGCAACAGACAATGATTTGTTTAATTGGTGGGCTAATCATGCATTTGAAAATGCATACTCACAAGAAGAGTTTGAGGCTGGCATTGCCAAATATGCAGAATTTATTCAAGCAACTCAGCCAGATCTTGATGCAGAAAAGCAGAAGCTTGGTGATAATGCAGATGCAAGAATTGAAGCTGTTGATCTTTGGTCAAACAAATTTTTTCCAGAAGAATACAAAGAAGCTGTACTTCAAATTGGTTCAACAGCAAAAGGCATTGAGGCTTTAGAATTTATTATGCAAAAAATGGGTTCAGCGTCTCCTAGCGATGATTCAAAAATTCTACCGCAAACATCTGAAAAAGATCTGCGTTCTATGATGATGGACGATAGATATTGGAATCCAGCAAAGAGAGATCCATCATATGTACAAAAAGTCCAAGAAGGTTTTTCCAAACTCTACCGCTAATGCATTTCATGAAGACGGTGATGTAAAAATATTAAAAGCAACAAGCGAACATGCTTCTTATTTACAACATCGTCTTCGCTCTACTGACATAAGAGAGTGCATGATTCATGGTTCAAGCCCTTGGAGAGCCTTGCATGAGCCGCTTGCAAATCCAGATGCTATAACATGGACAGGTCTTTATAAAGATGAACCTGTTTGCATGTTTGGTTTGTCTCCTATTTTATCACATTCTGAAATAAACTGCGGCATTGTTTGGATGTTGGGGTCAAATGTAATTGATGAGAACCCTCTAAAATTTGTTAGAGTTTCTATTAACATGGTTAATTACATGATATCCGTTTATGATACCATTGAAAATGTAGTCCCTTTAGATCATGAGCATACAATTAAGTGGCTGTGTTCATTAGGCTTTATGTTTGCGGAAGAACCAACAATCATAAATGGCTTCTCTTGTTTACGTTTTGTGCGTTGCACAGATTCAATTACCGTGAGATTCCAGTAATATACAGCCTGTTTCTAACGGACAGCCCCATAGGGATAACTGGTTGAAGAGCGAAACGGACAACTGTGCTTTGTAGTGAAACTTTCTTTTTAGGAGCTTAAGATGGCTAATACTATTGACCAAGCCTTTATTAAGCAGTTCGAGACTGAAGTTCACATGGCTTACCAACGCATGGGTTCGAAACTTCGCAACACTGTGCGTACTGTAGGTAATGTGCGCGGAAACATTGTACGTTTCCAAAAAATCGGTGCTGGTTCTGCTTCAACCAAGTCGCGTAATGGCGACATTACTAGCATGGAGCTAGTCCACACTAATGTAGAAGCAACAATGTCTGACTTCTACGCCGCAGAATACATCGACAAACTCGATGAGTTGAAGACCAACATTGATGAGCGTCAAGCTGTTGCTATGTCAGCCGCCGCCGCTCTTGGTCGTAAGACTGATGAGTTGTTGATTACTGCTATGGATGCTGGCGCAAACGCAACTCAAATTCATGATACTAGCTCTGCACTTGAAAAAGCAGACCTTCTATCTGTATTTGAAACCTTTGGTGCGGCAGACATTCCAGAAGACGGTGGACGTTATATTGCCATGAATCCAAAAGGATATGCTGATCTGTTTGCAATTACTGAGTTTGCTTCAAGCGACTTTGTTGGTGAACAAAATCTGCCATATGCTGGCGGCATGACAATGAAAGAGTTCCTTGGCTTCAAGATTTTCTCAACTTCAGCCGTTACTGCTGGTAAGAATATGGCTTACCACACAACTGCTGTTGGTCTTGGCATAAACTCTGACGTTTCAACTGAGATTAATTATGTGCCGCAAAAAGCGTCACACCTTGCAACTTCCATGATGTCCATGGGTGCTGTTGTCATTGATGACAATGGTGTCTATGAAGTCTTGGATAACAACACATAAGGAGGAATAAATGGCTTATTCTGCTTCTGGCCTGACTAATATGGCTTCTGGTGGCGGCTACAATATGTGGTTCTATTCCTCTGTAGACGCATTAAGTGTTGTTCGTGCATCAGGTTACTTTAATAATGCGGCTGGCATGATGAATGTTGGTGATGTTGTTTTTGTTTATGATAACAATGCACCAACACTTGGCGTTTCTGTTGTGCTTTCTAATGATGGAAGTACGGTAGATATTGCTGATGGCACTGCAATCACAGTTACTGACACTGACTAACAAAAGGGGGGGAGGGGAAACCCTCCCCTTACTTATATGCCATCTACAGCATCTAATTCTGGTATTGATATATCATCACGCGCTTTAATTTTAATAGGCGCAGACCCTATCACTTCATTTGAGAGTGATAGCACTGAGGCTCTTGTGGCCTCAAACTTGTATGAAGACACTGTACGCACCGCTCTTTGTTCTTCAAGGTGGCGTTTTGCAACAAATCAATCTGTGCTTAATAAATTATCTGATGATCCAACTGGTCGCTTTGATAGTGCTTATCAATTGCCCTCTGGATTTCTTATGCCACATGCGGCAACAGTAAATGATTTGTTGATTGAATATAGAATATATGGCGATAAACTTTATGCAGATACTAATGACGCAGATCAAGTTGTTCTGGATTTTACGTTTCGCGCTGAAGAAGTTGACTTTCCTAGCTACTTTACGCTTGCTGTACAATATGCATTAGCAAGTTCTTTTGCTGTAGGAATAGCCAGAGATGAACAACTTTCTCTTGTAATGGAGAGAAAAGCACAACAGCTTATGCAACAAGCTAAGACGCTTGATTCGCAACAGCAGACAACAAGAAAGCTTGTTACTTCGAGGTTTATCTCCGAAAGGAGAAGCTAATGGCTAGAATAAAAATTCCTTTGAATGACTTTTCTTTTGGAGAAGTTAGTCCCTCTTTAAGATCAAGAACAGATTCAAATGTGTACACTCGCTCTGGTGAGAGTGTTAAAAACTTTTTTGTTAGAGCAGAAGGCGGTGTTATTAGGCGACCAGCTACACGCCTTATTGATAGCTTTTCTCAATCTTATGATGATAGCCTTACACAACAGATAAGAATTGAACCATTTATCTTTTCAGAAGATGAAAAATATATTGTTGCTTTTTCTGATGGACAGATAGAAATATTTAGGATTCCTTTATCTGGCTCTATTACTAAAGTTGCAACACTTACTGCTGATGTTGATGCAAACGCTATTCCTATTGACAACACAAATCTAAATCAATTTACTTATGCACAACGTGGCGATTTTATGTTCTTGGCTCATCAAGACTTTCTTTGCAGAATGTTGGTGCGCACAGGGTTGACTAGCTTTGAAGTAAGGGTTTTTTCTTTTGATGAATCATTAGATGGTAATAGAATTTATCAACCATATTATAACTTTCAACCTAATGGTGTTACTATATCTGCTAGTGCAACATCAGGCACTGGTGTTACTTTAACGTCAAGCGCAAATTATTTTGAAAGTGATCATGTTGGAACCCGAATATTAATTGATGAAACTGAAGCATTAATAACTGGCTTTACTAATGCAACTACAGTTACAGCAACAATCAAAGGAACACTAAGAACGCAATTAGGTATTGATGCTTTAAGAACAAAGAATGGTACAAATATAATAGAAGTTACGCACCCACTTCATGGCTTATCTGCTGGTGCATCTATTACGATTGATAATGCGGCAGGATTAGGTGGGATTTCAGCAAGTAATGTCAATGGCACATTTACCATAAGAAGAGTTATTGATGAAAACCGCTATGATTACGATTGTGGTCATAGTGCTAGTTCTACTGTTGATGGTGGGGGTTCTCCTACGGTAGAATCTTCTGCCGCTACAACTAATTGGTTTGAGCAATCATATTCGCCCCTCAGAGGCTTCCCAGCGGCTATTACGTTCCATGAAGATAGATTATGGTTTGGAGGCACTCAAAGCCAGCCTGACGGCATCTGGGGGTCAAAGACAAGCTTTTATTTTAACTTTGATATAGGCGATGCTGATGATGATGATGCATTAGACCTTGATTCAAACATTGGTGTTAACAACACTATACGCCATCTAGTGTCTAATCGTGATCTACAAGTGTTTGCATCTGAGCAAGAGTTTTATATTCCATCATTTGCTGATAATGCAATTACACCAAGTAATGCAAAAATATCTGCCCAGACACCTTATGGTACAGGTTATGTAAGACCACAATCACTTGATGGTTCTACTTTGTTTGTTCAAGCAACAGGCACTGCCGTAAGAGATTATGTATATTCAGATGCTGAAGGTGCATATATTGGCAATATGATATCATTGCTTTCAAGTCATTTAGTGGATGCCCCATTACAGTTAGCTACTGTTAAGGGTTCGTTAAATCGCCCAGGGGCTTATGCCTTTTTTCTTATGAGCAATGGCAAGCTTGGTGTGTATTATCAGGTAAGAAATGAGAATAAAGCTGGTTGGATGAATTGGGAAACAGAAGGTAACTTCCATAGCATATGTTCAGTTGATGAAGATTTGTTCTGTGTTACAGTAAGAGATGATGGAACAGGAACAAATAAGTTATTTCTTGAACAATTTGATCAAAACTTGGTGTTAGATTTTTCAGATGAGTTTAGTGGAAGCAGTGGTGTATTCGATGTTAGCAGTCATTTTGCAAATGGGGCTGTTGTTGATGTTGTTGATGGCACAGAATATCTTGGTGAATTTACTGTTTCTGGTGGAGAGGTTGATGTAAGCGCAGTAAAAGCATCTACATCAGCGCAGATAGGATACAAATATATTCCAGAGTTAAAGACGCTTCCACTTGATGCGGCAGTAGCTGGCGGTCCTTTAACTGGCAGACCAAGAAAGATAACTCTTATAACTTTAGACCTTGAATCTACGCTTAGTGTTTCTGTTAATGGCACTAACCTTATTGTAAGAGATGTAACATTTGATCCATCTTTGCCAAGGGTTGCAGTTTCTGGTAAAAAAGAGTTTAGAGTTTTAGGATATAGCAAAGACCCAAGAGTTACGATTTCACAGATCGCACCGTTGGATTTGCAAATTAATGGTATAGTAGCAGAGGTAGCATTCTAATGTGTCTTCAAGGAGTAATAGCCGCAGGTGCGGCAGGTGGTTCATCGGCGGCAGGTTTACAGTTGTTTGGGTCTGCTGTAAGTGCAATGGGTTCTATTCAAGCTGGGCAAGCTGAGAAAAGAAGACAGGCGGCTATTGCTCAACAATATGAACAAAATGCAAAGATGGAAAAGCTGAAGGCATTGCAGGAACATAATAAACGTGTGCAAAGCTTAAATGCTTTTCAATCTGCCGCAAATGTTGCAAGAGCATTCAACAATCGTGCGGCTTCTGATAGATCATTCCAAGCTATACAAAAAGCTAGCGTAAAAGAAAGTGATGAAGATATGAGACGCGCTAGATTGCAAAGTCTTTCAGCGCAACAACGCATGAGGTTTGCGGCGGCTGATGCTAGGTTTAGTGGCTCTATGGCGGCTCAACAGGGCATAGTGAGTGCATTTGGTACAATAGGTACTGGTATCTATAGATATTCTCAAATAACTCCACCTTCTTCTGATTCTGATATAGGATAATTTCAATGGCTGAGATTAAAAAGTATATATCAAGAGGAAACTTTAATCAGCCTATTGGGGTGGTTACCCCCTCTTCTGCTGGCGTTAGGGCGGCACAAAGTGTTGTATCTACGTTTAGTGATTTTTCTGATATGTTTTACAAGGCGGCTGTGATAGAGCAAGAAAATGTTGGCAGAGAAGCTGGCTTAGATTTTCGTGTTAGAGATGCGGATCAGAATTTAGTTATAAAGAGTGCGCCTAAGAATTTGTCCCCTGTTGCGTTGTCTGTTGCAGAACCAATTATTGACAAAAGATATCAAACAGAATTTTTGCAAGACGCAAAAAACAGAGCGGCTGTTTTGCGCAAAGAACATGAGGGCAATCCAGAAGCTTTCCAAGCGGCATATGCGGCATATATAGATGAAAGTGCAAAAGAAGCTGGCAAGTATTCTAACTTTGTTCAAGACCTTGGTGGCTCATTGCTTGCCGAAAACTTAGCTGGCATTACTATTGAACGCTTAGAGGCAGAAGACAAGCAAGCATATCTGAATGAATATCAAGCTATTATTGATCAGATGGATGACATCGAACAGCATTTTTCTGCTGGTAAGTATGGAGTTGGTGCGGCTGAATGGGGCGCAACTGAACGCATGATTGATGAGCTTGCTATTGAGCATTCTGACAGAATCAGTGCAACAACTATTCCTAACTTAAAAAAGCAATTAACTCGTAAAGCATTGAACGGTCAAGTTCGTGAAATGGCTAGTAATGTACAAGGGGTTGTTGGCAATAAAATTGATCCTACGTCCAAGACCAGTTATGAAATTGATGTTTTAAATGCAATGGAAATGGCATTAAGACAAAATTCTTTTAGTGGTATCTCTGATCAAAACAAAGCAATATTGAATAAAATTGGATTTGATGAAGAATGGCTTGGGGCTATTGATAGTCAAGAAACAAGGGACATTCTTGCTGGCGATATCTCTATTATAGAAGGCAATGTACAAGAAATATATAATGGGCAAAAAGACGATAGGTTGTCGCAAGCAATTTCTGATGATTTATCTCGTGGCAACAGCATCTCAAAGAGTGATGGCGACTTTTTATTTAAAAAAGCTGGCATTTCAAGCGGTTATGATTTCTTAAATAATATAGATGCTGTTCTGCAAGGGGAAGCCCAATCATTATATCATGTTATGTTTAGAACAAATTCTGAACTTCCTGATGCTGTGCAAGATGTTTTTGAAGACCCTAATCTTTTAGCGGCGGCAGTAAACCAAGGCAAACTAGATGTTGTGTTGGATTTGTATTCACAATCTACTACTAGGTTTGTGGAAGGTCAGGTTCAATTTGTTCCTCGTGGTTTGGACAATAAAGCTGTTACTTTGATGGAATCGCTAAAGGCATATAGAACTGCTGGCATTGGTGATACGCAACAGTTTTTCCAAGATATTCAACGCATTCAAAGAATGCCAGCAGATGCAAGAAAAGCGGAATTAGATGCTCAACTTGGATCATCATCTTACAACAAAGTAACTATACAAGACTTTATTACAGATAATGTTGATCCAGAAAACTTTGAACAAAGAGAATTTTATTCTTCATTTGCAGAAGAATTGGTTCTTATTCATGGCAAGAAAAGGGCAAAAGAAATATTAAGAAACTCATATGATAATTTGTTTGTAACATCTGATGTTGTTTATGGTAATCAAAAAACTATTTACGATCCAAAGACTATTTATTCTGATTCAGATGACTATAATGCGTTTGAGTTTGCTGTTGATGCAAAATTAGATTTAGCAAGCAACGCTAATAAGCAATACACGTTTGGAGATAATGCATTTCTTGTTGCCGATCCAAGATACGGAACTGTTTATCCTGTATATTATTTGGTAGATGATAATGGTGTTGCTATTAGGTCTAACCATGGACAGCTATTACAGGTTGGCCCACAGTCAGTATTGACGAGTAGACAGCGAAGATTTGAAGATTCAACTATTGATGCGGCTTTGCTTAGAGATGAAGCAAGGCGGCAAGAAGAGGCTTTTGATGTTCTTACTCAACCTGTAGAAAGTGGGTTTAGTAGATTGATGATGGGTATGGATTAATGAGAGATGCGGATTCTAATAATTTCTTTATATCTGTAACACCAGAGATTCAAGACTTATCAACCACAAGTTGGGGTGAGGGATTTGTTGCAACAATGGCATATAATAATATGCCTTTTGTTGAAAACATTGAAGAGAAGCAACTGTATGATGATGTTCCTATAGATAGAAACTTCATTGCCGCAGATAACATTCGTGAAGAATACTTACCATACTATGACGATTTGCTAAGAGCAAAGAACCTTGATCACCTAAGGTATTTAGAAGGACGTGTACAAAAGGCTATAGATAGAAGAGCAATTCTAGCCGAAGCACCATTGACATCAACAATTGCTGGCTCTGTTGTTGATCCATTGTTTGCCGCAAACTTTGTCCCTGGTCTCAATATTGTAAAAAACTCTGCTACCATTGGTAGGGCAACATACAATGCTGGCAAAGTTGGTTTGGCTTATGGTATTGCATCTGAGGCCAGACGTGCGCCATTTGCTGTTGGTGATTTGCCTTATGAATCACAGCTTAATATTGCTACAGATACAATCTTATCTGGAGCATTAGGTGGTGTAGTCAAGGGGGCAGAACCATTTATTAAGTCATCTGGTAATAAATTAAAGAATCTATTTACTGGCAAAAAGTTTAATCATGCTTTTGATGACAAGTTTGATAAGCCGCAACTATTAGCTGAAGCTGGTGAGGGCGACTATGACGCTGTTGTTGGCAATCCTTTTGGATCATTTGGACAAAGAATATTAGGAAGGGATGATGTGCCAGATGAAATTAAAGAAGCATTTGTAAAGCTATCCTCTAATTCTTCTGTTCCATTGTCTGGCTCAAAACGAAACACTATGCCTCAATCAGTAATACAGCGTTCATTTGTTTATGAAGGCTCTGCTAGACGCTTAGAAGATGGATTGCGAGACTTACATGCACAGCAAATGCTTGGCAACAAAAGGGCATCTAAAGTATTTGGCGCATATACCGCAGACTTTAATCCTTTTAATAAAGAGTTTGATGAGTGGGTGGAAGATACCATTGATAGATATATTAAATTATCTTCACCTGATCCAGCTATTAAACGTGCGGCTAGAGATGGATTAACAAATCAACAGAAACAAGCGCACAGTCAACTAAAAGAGTTCTTTGAATCATTTGATCAAGACGCAAGATATGTTGGGTTGCTTATGGATGATGCTGAAGTATCTGCTCGTATTGCAAAAATAGATGAAGGCATTGCGGCAAGGTCTGATAAGTTGGCAAAGCTTGAGGCAGATATTCGCAAGCAAGGAAGCTTTACTAAAAAGCAGGAAACACTTCGCAAGACATTAGATGATGAAATTGAAAATCTTAGAGCAAAACGTGTAGGCTTAGAGGATGTGTTGCAGTCGCCTACTCGCAAAAATTATGTTTTCCCAATATATTATGACAAAATAAAGTTAAAAGATAATGTTTCAAGACAAGAGTTGGAAGACATTTTTACAGAGCATTATACTAGAGAAGGTTTGCTTGATCCAAAAACATCAGCAAACAAAACTTTGTCAAGAATTATGGAAGAAAATGCGGATGATTTAGAATTAGAAATGGCAACTGGAAATGCTGGCAGTTTTAAACATTTAAAGCACAGAAAAACTAATGTTGATGAACATTTGATTAGTAATTTTATGGTAAAAAATATGAATGTTTTTTACACATATGCACAACGCATGGGCAAACGCATTGAGTTTCATCGTGCATTTGATGGGCAGGGCATTGATCAAGTTCTTGATAATATTGAAAAAACCGCAAGAAAAGCAAAGCTAAAAGAAAAAGATATTGCCACAATTAGATCACAATTTAATGGTGAATATGATCGCGTA